AGCCCATTGCATAGCACGGCGATCAGCTGTGTAGCCAAATGCAGCATCTGCTGTGGTTTGAAGGAGTTCACGATAACGCTCCATTGTCCATGTTTGCCAACCCTCTTCAATGTCTTTCCATTGGAAACCAGCCTTACCGGGAGGATTGCGGAAGTCGTAGACTTCGTGCCCAGCTTCAACTAGCTTGCCAACGATATCTGGCTGATACTCGTTTCGCCAACTTGAGGCTACATATATTCTGCGCATCATCGCATCCCCTGCAATCGCCGGATTTCATCATCAATATACCACTGGGCCTTCTGGAGGTTCTCCACCGGATCGCCCTTATCCATGTGGCGCCAGATGTACTTAATGGCGTTGCCGATGTTGAAGTTCATGTGACGAGTGACTTCGATGCATTCGATGCCGCTGGGGTGCTTGCGGTAGTGCGAGGGATTGATTGCATCCTCTGCAATAGGCGCTTGATCGTGTCCCAGTCCCGGTGCAGGGCCTGTGCTATGGCGTATGTAGTCATCCCCTCGCGGTGCGCTGACCGGGCTAGACCTATCTCGAGTGGTGTCATTCGCGTTCTTGAGGATTTGCGAAACCTCGTCCTCGTGGAGCAGGGCACTGGCATCGAATGGCCTCGTGGTGTTGTCTAGCATGCTGGGGTCCTTTACAAAAGAATCCCGGGCACGATGGCCCGGGATCAAGGTGGGGAGGAGGGTTAACCGCGCCAAGTAACGGCTTTCACCGCCCACATCTGCGCAGTCTGTGCTTCGGTGATGGCAATGGAGCAAAGCCGCACCATCTCTGGGTTATCGCCACGAGCGATATAGCCCTTACGGAAATCATCCATGTGGTCGATGATCTTCGCATAGAGCGTTTTCAGTTCATGGACATCACCCATCCCCGAAGGGTTGAAGGTGAGGCCCACTGCACGTTCGCCGTAGGTCTGTTCACGTTCGGCAGTCATGGTGTCCTCCTTTAGTCGGCCTTCATCGTCCGCTTCACTTCGGCGAAGATTTGCTGGCCATCTTCGCTAGCACGGTGGCCGATCACAACGCGGATGGATGCGTTCGGCGACTCGTCGATCATCTGCCGAACGGTCTTGCCCTCGGCCTCGATCCCCATGCGTTCGAGATTGTCGGTCAGTCGGAAGATCGCATCGGGGGTGGTGTAGTAGGTATCGCGGATGGTTTTGCCATCGAGACCGCCGATGGATTCGAGTTCTTCGGGGTCGACGTCCTCACCGGCCGATTGGATGGCATAGGTGAACCGGCAGAACGGGGTCTTCTTCTGCGATGATTCGCCGTACTCAGGTAGGCCCTTTACAATGGCGTCGTAAGTGCCAGCCGGAAGGGGTTTGGGGCGCTCGATTTCGGTTGCGGGGGTGTCGAGGATGGATTCGAATGAGGTTTGTGCTGCGGCTGGTGCCATTTGTTCAGGATTCCTGTATGAGGTTGGAAGGTTGAGATGAGATCGTGTGAAGCCTTGTCCGCCTCTAAAGTTCGGCCCAGTTCCTCCAAACATGCTATACTCTCTTCAATGTGACCGCTTTGGGTTTCTCCAGCTTCGCCGGTGGGTCACGTAACACGGCGAAGAAGTCGGCCAAGCCTGTTTCGATGGGGTATGTCGCCGCCATCTCAAAGGGCTTGGAGTTCTTTAGGTCCAGCATGTTGGTGGCAGCGGTTTGGATAGTGCGCTTGCCTGCCTTGTTGTTACACTGGGCCCAATGATTGAAATAGGTCGGAATGGTCGGGCCAATGGCTGAACCCACTGAGTTGGGGTAGCCTTTGGTTGTGCCATCGTCGTTGACTGAGTAACGGATATGGGAGATGACGATGACGTTGGTACGGAAGGTTTCGGAGAACAGCAGGGCCAGTGCAGACTCGACCTGTTGCTGGGCTGAGTAGAACCACTGGCGGGGGTCTTTGGAGGTTGGGTTCAGGCCACGAGCCCAATTGAATGCAGCGTCGGATGCGAAGGTGAGGGAGTCTACTACAACGATGTATTCGGGGCCCCATTCGTTGGGTTTGCCCAAATCAACATCGTCGTACTTCCAGTTGTCGAGCATCTTCATCATCGCCACCCAAGCATTGGGCTTATCGACGGTGACGCCGGAAGCGGTGGTCTTGTAGTTGTCGCGAAGGGTGCGGAACTCGACGTTGTTGACTAGCTCAGGGCAGTCCTTCATGACAAAGGCTTTGAGCGAGTCGAGGCCGTTGTCCATGTCGAGGATGCGGAGTTTGTATCCAGCTTTAACGAGGGAGGCAAGGGCGCCGGACTTGCCGCTACCAGAGTCGCCGCTGAGGAGGAGCTTCGTGAAGTCATTGGACTGGTGGGCTGCTAGGCTTGGCATCACTTATCCCACTTCGAAATGTTGTTGATAGAAGCAGTGAGGCTGTCATTGAGCTTCATTAAGCGATCGATTTCGCCCTGCTGGACTTGAACTAGACGCTGTCCCCATTGAACTTCCCCATTAAGCCGTTTGATTTCAGCGTGCAGCGCAGCTTTATTGATAACGGGCTTGCGAATAGACTTGGTTTTAGGCTTGCGGCTTGGCATAAAGCACCTCCGTATATAGGGTGAGTAGGTCACCCGCCTTCACATCCATGTAGGGTTCGACCGCAACGGTCATGGTGGTAGAACCGCCGAGGGCGACCTTCATCTCGAGTTCGGTGCGTTCGAGGACGCGGAACTTGCCGAGGATAAGGCGAACGCGGAATTGTTTGGCGAGGGCGGGATCGTCAGTCATTCGTCCACGCCTCCAACCTTTCTAATTGGATCAGTGGGCTCTCTGGATGAATCTCCACCAAAATGGGAACACCTCGAATGGCGTAGATGAACTCTCTTCCATTGTCGGTACGGAAGAATGTTCGGCATTGATCTACTTCATCTGGAGATAGGGCTACACGGAAACGTCTCCATACATTGGGAGTTCCCGGCCATCTGTTGATGAAGGTTGCAATATCAGATAAGACTTGTGGCATTATCGTGCCTTGAGCGGATTCCATCGTTCCTCCGGGGCTAGTTTGTCGAAGTTGGCCTTGAGATAGGCTTCGCGGACTTGGGGGGAATGCGAACACACCTCCCGGAACTTACAACCCCCGAACTTATCACACGCGGTGTCGTTCTGGGGCCAGTAGTTGGCGGTGGCATAGGTCTCGGCTTGGTGGAGCCAGAACCGCAGGTCTTGGAGCCATTCAGTGAGTTGATCCTCGGTGCGATAGGTGAAGCCGCGCTGGAAGGCGTTGGGCTTTTCGAGGAGGACCTGCGCAGCGTCGATGATCACGCCCTTAATTGGAGAGTTCAACACCACCTTCCCCGCAAGGGTATAGAGGGTCATCTGGTTACTAGGGGACCACTGGTTGAAGTAGTACGACGACAGGGTCATCGTGGAGGTCTTGCGGTCCATGACGTAGAGGGAGCCTTGGAAATCGACGACGCGGTCGAGGTGGCCGCAGAGGAGGTAGGGTTGAGAGGTGTCGGTCTTACCATCATAGGCTTTGCCGTCCTGCGGCCCCCAATCCAACGCAAACCGAAAACTCAATTCAACGGCCGGTTCGCCGTTTTCGAGGATGAAAGTTTCAGCTGGATCATCGACAAAATGATCCAGATAATCAACAATAATGCCCACCAAAGACTCGCGGTTCTTGTACTTGCCTGCCCGACTTGATCGATCAGGAGACCAATCATGAACACGACCCTGCAAAGCTCGAACTGTATCGTGGATGGCGTCCTCATGTTTCACTCCTTTAGCCCGTGAGACGGCGTAGTCTTGCAGGGCGGTGTGGTATTCAATACCGAAGCGGAGGTGAATGGACTCGTCGCGGGAGCCCCAGCCCTCGATCATGGTGTACTGGTACATGCGGGGGCAGGTTTTGAGCAGGCCGAGGCTTGTGGAGTCCCATGCGAATTGGATGTTGGTATCGGGGAGATATGGCGAGGCAACGCCGCTGGTGAGGTGGGTGTCGGAGATGGTGTTCATATGCGTCTAAAGCCTCCGCCGGTGGAAGGTTTGGTGATCGTCGGTGTAGACGCGGGTGTGGTTCCCTTCACCAGCGCCACAAGATCAATCCCTGAGTCTGGTGAATCTTTGGTGGCGCGTTTGGTCTTAGGCCCTGCCTCGCGGCGCGCTCGGGCTTGGCGCTGGAACTGGATGATCTTGTCGATGTCTTGGGCGGAGAGTTCCAATGGATCACGCGACATCAACTCATCAAGTTCCGACGGCGGCGGTGGGGGTTTGGCGAGGGCGTCGAGGAGGGAGTCAGTCATCAGCGACCTTCCTTCTGTTGGAGACGTGCACGATCTGCCATATCAGCCATGTGATCGCCAAGGTCCTTGTAGGCTCGATCACCTGCAATGTCATAGGCCTTGTCGGGATCAACACCCTTGTCGATCAAATCAGCCATCTTTTCTTCCAGTAGGTCTATGTAAAGGTCTTTGACGCGGCTCATGCTAGGTCTCCAAGGGTTCGTCGGACTTTGTGGTATTCGGTCGTTTGGGGCTGCTGCCGGGTTAGGACTTCCTTGTGGATATGCTGGCGAATGCGTTCGGTCCATCCACGGCCGTAGTGCTGAGCGAGCCAGAGGCAGTCGGATTCGTACAAATTAAGTGTAACTCGGCGAAGGGGGTCGTCGGATTTAACTGGCACGTTGGATTTCTCGATACTCTGGCACATTATAAGTCATACCACCCCAATAGCGCCATTCGACTTCTTCTAACCAGATCGTGCGGCCCAATCTGATTTTAACTGGGTACCAAGCAAACCAACGTTGCCACTCACTGCCAAATGGTGCTCGGTATTTCTCGCGTTCTATTTCCCATGGTTGACCCCATTTCATTGATCAAGCTCCACTGCCCGCTTACAAATCCACATCTCCTGATCGCACGGCGCCACGGGCATGAAGATGATTAGATCGTCGTAGCGGGGGTCGCCTGAGGACTTCTTGGCTTCATAGAGGGTGTTGCGGAAGTATTCCCGGGTCACGCCGGAGATGGTGAAGGCGATGCCGATTTCATTATCGAGGGCTCGGTCGAACAGCGGGAGCCATGTGGAGGGGTGGGGGCGGTTGGTGTAGCCGGAGCTAGGCATTAGGCATGTCCTTTATATTCTTACCACACCATGGGCAGAAGTTGATTGGGGCCAGATCAGCGCCAATGACAACATCCTTTGGTGCATCTTCATGAACCCAAAGCAGTTGCTGCCAACCTTCACTGTCAGTACCATGTTGTTTGGCTGCTTCCCAACCAACACAACACTTCATTTCAGGAACAGGCATTGCTTTGATCCTCAATCAAATGAACCTCTTCGCCCTCAACGTCGATCAAGTCCGGCACCTCACTCAGGCCCTCGATGGCAAGGATTTGTGCCGATCGCCGCTGCATGTAGAGCCAGTATTCGCCGTCTTCGTCGGGGACGATTTGGATGAATACATCATCATAGGCCGAGGTCCCATGCTGCGGATGCTCGGCGGGGTAGGTGTTGGCGTTGGCCTCACGATCTAGCCCGCGGTAGTAGTGCATTCGGGTCCGCATATTGAGGCAGGCGTCGAAGGTGCCGAGTTTAGCTCGAGCGCCCTTGGGGTCGGCGATCGCTGCGTCGAAGAGCCTTACGCAGTCTGCATAAGCCCTCAGTGAAGTAGACAGACTCATAGCCGTGGTCCAATCCAAGAGATAGCGTTGATGTTGAACCAATAGACTCGCTTTGTAACATTGTCGGTGATCTTAACAAAGCCGCCTATTGGAATGTGGGCCTCCATTTGAAAGTCATCATGGAGAATTACTTGCCCCTGATCGGTTTGCACTATCACTAGCTTTTCTGGCTCTGTCATGGCGTTCATTCCTTAGGTATTCATCGGCACGAAGGGAAGCTTGTTCGAGGGTGATGTAGGACCCCACATACACCGTGCGCTTGTTGCGTTTGAACTTGACGATCCATGGCTTGCTGGATCGCTTGCGATAGCTAACGCCGTAGGGATAGCGACGGATGAAGAACTTGGGCTTACCATCGGTGCGAGCGTTCATGGTACTATCTTACCAGACTATGCCAGAGGAGTCAAGCTCCGTGAGATTATTCTGGCTTCGCGTCTGAATTACATAGCGCAGGTTCAGGTCCTGCTCTCGCTCATCAAGCAGGTGCGGATCGAGGAAGTAGACATTGTCGAACTCTAGGCCCTTGGACTTGTGGCCGGTGAGCAGGCGAATGGTGCCGGTTTGTTTGAACAGATGTTCGGCGTAGGAGATCATTTGCGAGAGGGTCGTGCCGTGGTCGGCGAATACGCGCATACAGTCGGCGAGGTCGTTGGCGGATTTGGAGTTGGCTAGGAGCTTCTCCTCGCGCCATTGTTCGATTTCGGTGATCACTGCCGCGCGGTGCATGGAGTCAGGACCGAGCTTCTTTAGAATTCCCACCAGCCTAGGCCCCAACTCACTGCCCACGACGCTAACACTCCTGCCAGCACTAATAAGCTTGAATGCCAATCGAAGGAGAGGAGCATTATTGCGACAAATGATTGTGCAATCGTCAGGGAAATGGCTGCCCTCGAACGTAGTTGCAACATCAACGCGTCCTCCCTCCTTGGTCCATTGAAAGTGCGGAACCCTCCACTGCGCGGCTTGGACGATGGCCTTGGGGCAGCGGAAGGAGACGGAGAGAGGGAGTTGGGTCATGGAGTATCTTTCCACAGCCGTTGCCATTCCTCCGGCCTTGGCCCCTCTAAATCCATAGATGTTCTGGAAAGGGTCTCCAACCCCAATGAGACGACCCTTTGCGAGTCGTTCGAGCAGTGCATGGTTAACTGGTGATTGGTCTTGATACTCGTCAACCATAACGCGGGGAAACTTTGGAAATGTACCTCCGAACAGTGCGGGCATGTAAATCTGATCGTTGAAATCGATGATGCCCGAGTAAGCTTTCCGGATGCTTTCTTCGAGAAGCTCGTCAATAAGTCCTGCGGCATATTCATCAGGCCTTTCATCCATTGCGTGGTGGAGGGTGGTGCGGTCGATCAGGGAGCGGTGGGGGAACTTCACGCTGGGTGGAACATAGCCAAGGGACTTGGCCTTTTCAAGGCCGTCCATCACGACTTGGTAGCAGCGCCATGCGTCGGTGGCATCGGCACGCGTCATGCTGTCGACCATCTCCCGCCACAGGGTTCGGGATTTGGCCTTGTCGAGGGCGATGGGTTTGGTGATGGCGCCGGCCCAGATGCCGTGGCCGAGGGCGTTGAAGGTCTTGACCACGGTGGTGTCGGCGAATTCGCCCGAGGCCTTGGCTTCATCGGCATTGCGTTTGTTGAACACCAAGTACAGGGATGGCTTGATCTTCGACTCGCGGTCAATCATCTTGAGGGTAGCGGATTTGCCGGTGCCCGCCAGCGCATTTATCATCAAATTTGCATAGGAAGTGCCGGTGCAGTGATCAAGGATGGCGATTTGTTCGGGGGTTGGCTGCATTAGTCGCGGTCCTTCGCTTGTTCATACATGTCGAAGATCTTATCCGCCCATACCTGTGCAGGAAGATCGCAGTATTCATCGTCGGAACACTGGCGTTTGATTTCTTCCTGTAAGGCCTTATTGCCGTCATCGGGCACAAGCTGGAATAAGGACGCAGCCATGCGCAGGTGATAGACACAAAGTTCGGTTGCTTCGTCGCGTGTGTGCTTGGGGGCATCATAGCCCATGCGTTCACTCATTGCATCTTCCTCATCGCCAGTTGCCGAATCTTCTCCCGCGTCAGCTGGAGCATCTCGCCTACGCCATACCAGCCCTTGGCCATCAGCTTGGAGATGTTGTCGTCCTCGGTGTTGTGGAAGTGGCCAATGGCAAGGGCGTTGTTCTGCGCTTCCTCCAAATGATGCATTAGCTTGCGGTAGGCTTCGTCCTTAGTGGCGACGCCGCCGATGGTAGAGAAGGGTTCGGTCATGGTGCTTTCCTAAAGTAAGCCTTATCACGATTGATGGCATATAGGTAGAGACCTTCCTTGAGATAACGTCGAATCATCCGCAGATTGGCATCGGCTGATTTCATTAGGAATACCATCACAATGGTTTCGTCACCGA